CCAGAAGTCCTACAAGAAAATGACAAACGAGTAACACTAAAAATAGTTGTTGAATCAGACGGAAATGGTAGCACAACAGTATTTTTTGATTCTTCAGCTAGATTAGTTAATGGCGCTGCATCACTTGGAACTTTACAAAGAATATGGTTTTCATGTTCTCCAGGAAATGGTTTTGATTCGTTTGCGCGTTTAGATTTTGAAGATTCTGACGGCGATAGACCTTTATTAGGATTAACTGGCGCAGCCTATTGGGATTTTAGAGAGTTTGGTGGATTGCCACCAAGCACTGATGCTAATACCAATGGTGATATTAATTTTGTTGTAGCGGCAGCCGCTGACGCTGGCAACATGTACACAGCAATAGCAGAATTTATTAAGACACCTACATAGGAGGGTAACTAATGGCCAATACAACTTCAGGCACAGTTACTTTCGACAAAACTTTTGCAGTAGACGAAATTATTGCAGAAGCATATGAACGAATAGGTTCACAAGTAACTTCTGGATATCAATTAAAAACAGCAAGACGTTCTTTAAATATAATGTTTCAAGAATGGGGAAATAGAGGTTTGCATTACTGGGAAGTAGGGGAAGCTGATATTAATCTTGTTGAAGGTCAAGCAGAGTATATTTTCTTTAGAGCAACTTCTGATGGCACTAGTGCTGTCACAAATCCTGCTGATACTTATGGTGTAGCCGATATCCTTGAAGCAACTTTAAGAGCAGATAGAACTGCAGTAGATCAAGCAGATTCTTTAATTACAAAAATTTCAAGATCAGTTTATTCTTCTTTAGCAAATAAATTATCTAAAGGAACACCTTCACAATATTTTGTTCAAAGATTTATAGATAAAACTACAATGACAATTTATCCAACTCCAGATTCCACTAATGCATCTAAAGCAATAAATTTTAATTTTATAAAAAGAATACAAGATGTAGATGGAACTTACACAGATGCAACAGATGTGCCATTTAGATTTGTACCTTGTATGGTATCTGGATTAGCTTTTTATTTAGCACAAAAATTTAATCCGCAATTAGTACAACAAATGAAATTATATTACGAAGATGAATTAGCTAGGGCTTTAGCAGAAGATGGTTCTGCTTCTAGCACTCATATAACACCAAAAGTTTATTACCCAGGAGCATAATGGCAAAAACAGCATCAGGAAAACACGCTAAAGCAATTTCAGATAGATCCGGTATGGAATTTCCATATAATGAAATGATTGCAGAATGGAATGGATCTTTTGTGCATGTATCTGAGTTTGAACCAAAACAACCACAACTAGAACCTAAATCACGTGGAGGAGATGGGATAGCTTTACCTGGCCAGATTAGACCAGATAGAAAAGAATTTGCAACCCCAACAGCTTTAATAGATGATCCTTTTTTAACTTCTACATCTTTAACTTCGGTTTTAGTAAGCACTTCAAAAGATAGTAAAGGAATTGATACTAACCCTTTTCAAACAAGTGATGCTATTAGATTTACAAAAGTAAAATCTTCTTCAGGTAATGTTGTCCCAAGTATTTTTGAATTAGAAACTACATTAAATGAAACTTTAAGTGCTACAGATACTACTATAACTTTATCTGATGCTACTAACTTTCCAACTAGCGGATTTATTGTAATTGAAAAAGTTTTAACTTCTAGTGATACATCAAATACCTTATTACAAGGAACTATTGCAGATGAAACAATACAATATACAGGTAAATCTGGTAATAATTTAACAGGTTGTACAAGAGGAACAGCAGCACCTATTGAAGGAGCTACACCAAATGTTACAACAGCAAGAGCACATAATTCAGGTGCAAAAGTTTTTGGATCGTATATAATAACAAGAACAACAAGTTCGGTTACAAATAATGGAATATCTATATCTTATAGTTTTTCTTTTAGTTTTAGCTTAGCTTCATCGGCAACAACAGGCGGAACAGGTGGAGGCGATTTTGTTTTCGCAGGACCTGTAAACCAAAGAGGATAATATGGCAGGAATAAGTTATTCAGATTTAGTTACAAAAATTAGAAGTTATTCAGAAGTAGATTCTAATGTGTTGACAACAGCTGTTTTAGAAAACATTATATTAAATGCTCAGTACAGAATTATGAGAGATGTTCCTATTGATGCAGATAGAAAAATAGCTCAAGATAATTTAGTGGCAAACCAAGAACATGCAAATGTGCCAGCAGGGGCTTTAGTTATAAGAGCAGTTGAAGTTGCTGATTCTACAGCAGCTTTTAATAATCCAATATTTTTAGAAAAAAGAGATGTAACGTTCTTAGATGAATTTAATGGTGCACGTGCTACAGGAAGACCTAAATATTATGCTATGAAAGGTGGAGCAACAGGTAACACAAACACAACTTCAGGAGCAATATTATTATCTCCAATACCAAATGCTACATACGTATTTAAATTTCATTACAATGCTATACCAGCTAAGTTAGAAGCTTCTAGCAACGAGACAAATTTCATTAGTTTAAATTTCCCTAATGGTTTACTATATGCTGCTTTAGTTGAAGCATATGGGTATTTAAAAGGGCCAATGGATATGTTACAACTATACGAAGGAAAATATAAACAAGAAGTTGAGAAATTTGGAGGAGAACAGTTAGGTCAGAGACGTAGAGATGACTACACTGATGGAACAATCAGAATACCTGTAAACTCTCCATCACCTTAGGAATTAAATTATGGCATCAACATTTACAACACTCGGTTTAGAACTAATGGCAACTGGCGAAAACGCTGGTACATGGGGAGATAAAACTAATACCAATCTAAGCATGGTTCAAGCAGCCGTTGCTAGTTATGTAGAAAAATCTATTGCAGGTGGTGCAGCAACTACAACTTTAACAATTACAGACGGCGATGCAACAGAATCTACATCAGTTGCAAGAAGTGCTATTATAAAACTTACAGGAACAATATCAGGTAATCAAATTGTAACTGTTCCAGATTCTTTAGAAAAAACATTTATTGTTGTAAACGGAACATCAGGATCACACACAGTACAATTTAAAACAGCATCAGGATCAGGTGTAACTTTTGCAGCTACAGATAAAAGTTCTAAATTTTTATTTGCTGATGGTACTAATATTAATGAAATTATTTCACAATCTATTCCAGCAGATACTGTAGCATTAGGAGATTCAGCATCTAGTTTTGCAACATCATCCGGTGCAGTATTAATTGATTCACAAGCAAGTACAGCTACAGTTGACGGACACACAGGTGTTACAATTCAATCAACTAGTTCTGGAAACATAACTTTAGATTCTGTTGCAGATATAGTTTTAGACGCTGCAGGAAATGATTGGAGCTTTAAAGCAGGTGGTACAGAAGTTTTAAAAATTACTAATTCATCAAGTGATGTAATTATTAAACCTATTGTTGATGCTAAAGATATTATTTTTCAACAAAGAGATGGAACAGAAGTTGCAAGAATTGAAGACAACGCAACCTTTAATGTTTCATCGGCAGGCAAATTTGCGTATGCTGGTGTAGCAGTTACATCAACAGCTGCAGAATTAAATTTAGTAGATGGTATTACAGCAGGAACTGTTTCAGCTTCATTAGCAGTTATAGCAGATTCAAATAAAGATATTACAGGTTTTAGAAATTTAACTACAACAGGTAATGCAATTGTAGGTGGAGACCTTACAATATCTGGTGATGATCTTACCATGGCAACAAACACTGCAGGTCATTTATTAATTGCAGACGGAACAAATTTTAATCCTGTTGCAGTTACAAGTTTAACAGCGATTTCAACTATTGCAGCGGATGATACTTTTTTAGCAGTTGATACTTCAGGTGGTGGTCTTAAAAAAGTTGCAAGATCCGTTGTTGTAGCTGGGTTAGCAACTTCAGCAGCCTTAACAGAAATAGTTCAAGATACTTCTCCTCAATTAGGTGGTAACTTAGATACTAACTCACAAAATATTTTAATAGATGATGCACACTTTATTGGTGATGAAAGTGGTAATGAACAAATTATATTTCAAACAACAGGTTCAGCAGTAAACCAATTTGATGTTACAAACGCTGCATCAGGAAGTGGACCACAATTA